TGATGGTGCAACGCAGATTAAGTTTCTGTACGGTCACGTCTTAGAAGAGATTGTACTTATGCTTGTACGGATGGCAGGACACAACGTCACCGATGAGCAGAAGGAAGTAACAGTCAACGGCATTGTCGGACACATGGACTGTAAGATTAACGGTCAGGTAGTAGACGTTAAGTCTGCATCTAAGTTTGCATTTAACAAGTTCCGCAACGGTACACTGGCTTCTGACGACCCCTTCGGTTATCTAGGACAGCTCGCCTGTTATGAGAAAGCAGAAGGCACAGACGAGGGTGGTTTCCTTGTTATCAACAAAGAGAGCGGTGAGTTATGTATGTATGTGCCAGATGACTTAGACAAGCCGAACATAGATACTAAAATTAATTCTCTATTAGACGAATTAAAACTTGACAAGCCGCCTGAAATGTGCTATAATCCCGAACCTGAAGGATTGAAAGGTAACATGAAACTTCCTAAAGGCTGTACGTGGTGTAAGTATAAGCACGAATGCCACAAGGATGCCAACGATGGCGAAGGCTTGAGAACTTTCAAATACTCTACAGGCTTTAAGTATCTTACTAAAGTCGTAGTGGAACCAAAGGTAGATGAGATACTATGAACGGAAAGAAGAGTAAGACTATAAAGAACAGGGCGATTGGCATCCAGTTGGAGTGGGTGCAATCGCTTCTCGATACAGAAGAAGCACAGAAGGTAACACACAGTAACTTGCAGGACATGTTGCCAAAACAGACACACGTCTGGTCACAAGGACAGTTCTATAATAGTGCGTTCAGTCTGAAGCACATTAAAAACATAATAAAGAAACTGGTATCTATCGACCCCAAGCGTAACATTTGGAAGATAACCCTAGAAGAAATCAAGGGTAGGATGCACCAGTAAGAAAGGAGGCACATGAAAAAAGTACGGAAAGGATACAGAAAGGCACGAGTCAAGAGACCAGTTGAGAAAGACTTGGTTAAGGGCTACGACTCGAACTGGGAATACGAACTTCACCAAGGCATACTCGATGCTTGGGAGCATCACGTTGACAAGGTTGAGTATGTCATTGAGCACAAGTACGAGCCAGACTTTATTCGCACCATTGATGGTAAGAAGATTCTACTTGAAGCCAAGGGACGCTTTTGGGACTTTGCAGAGTTTAATAAATATGTATGGATTGCAAAGGCGTTACCGGCTGATATAGAATTGGTGTTTCTGTTTGCTAATCCCAGTGCTCCTATGCCTGCCGCTAAGGTACGTAAGGATGGTACAAGACGTTCACACGGTGAGTGGGCCTCGGCAAATAACTTTAGATGGTTTAGTGAAGACACTATCCCTGACGACTGGATTAATATAAAGAAAAAAGAGGACTTTAAAGATGAGCATTAATGACGCTACTCCCCAAGACTGGGACAGAGTAAGGGCTACAGGAGAGCCTACGTTTGAAGAGTATATGAAGCGTTTAGATTCTAAGTTTGTGTACGACAGCACAGAAAACTATGGCACTGAAGTTACAGCAGACGCAGAAGACTTTAAAGGCTGTTGGGGTGAACCGCTACGTTTTGAGTTGGAAAACGATGAGCGGTTAGAGTATCCCTCAGTCGGTAAGCCTGACCCTGTAAATGCTCCGATACATTACAACACAGGCAGCATTGAGTGTATCGAAGCCATTGAAGAGTCTATGAGTGCTGAAGCTTTCAAGGGCTACCTAAAGGGCAACTGCATGAAGTATCTCTGGCGTTATGACTACAAGGGTAAGCCAGCAGAAGACTTACAAAAGGCTCAGTGGTACTTAGCTAAACTGTTGCAGGAAGTGGTGTTTGAGCCGGAACAATTATGAGCGTTATATTAAGTAATAGAATGAAGACACCTGATGGCACAATACTAGAATCAAAGCATCGTCACGATTATGTGACCCATATAGACGCTAACGGCAAAGAGTATATGTTAGATGGCGGGTGCGACTACGTTAGGTTCTCTGCTAACGGTGATGAAGAAATGCTAACTGTCACCTCAGACGATAGTCATGAAGTGATAAGAGAGGCGGTCAAGTGGGGAACTTATGGCAAGGATGGTGACGAGCCTTTGAGGTATGTGACAATTGCTGATATGTCTTCAGAGCACTTAGAGGCTTGCTTATATACTCAGGAATCAATGAGTCAATCCATACGCAAAGTAATGAAAGACGAGCTGGAATATCGAAATGAAAGTTAAAATGTATAAACTAATACAACAAATAGTTGACTCTGGTACGGAATCAGGGTATAATAGGGCGCATAAGCACACCGACACACCTTGCGATGAAACAATCAAGCAGTGCATTGGACAGCACATAATGCAGGGCTTTGATGAAGCCTTTGAATTTGATATAAATGAAGAGTTCTAAATGAAAAGGTGGTGGCGTATATGGGCAAAGAGTTTAGGTGAAAAAGTTGGCGAGACAGATAAGCAAGCTAATACTGTTGCTTGTATTAGGACTCTTTGGTGGATTACTCATATGGTTACATGTGGATTTATTATTGCAGGCAACTTAAAAACGTTAGGTCTATGGTGATGGACAGAAAAGAAGAGAGGCGGAGCAGGTTCGACCGCAAAAAGAAATTTAAAAATGTAACGAGGTCTTCTAAAGCTAAGGCCCAACGAAAACAACAAATGAGGAATGAAGATGACAACTTACTTTATGAGTCTGCTTTGGAGTATAGAGCTTCGCTGGGGGATAGGTATTGATGTAGAGTCTACAGATAGCCGTCCTGTATGGACTGTGGAAAATAATGATTTACGTGTAATGGCGTTTAACGGCCTTGTAATTCTCATACCGTTTTTTATAATTTGCATCGGAAATGTTTATACCGAGGAAGATTAACAATGATTTCAAAAAATAATAAGTTTAGACTGCAAGCTCTTTTTTATTTTCTTATCTCTCCCGTCTATGTGCCGGTTGTAATATGCTGGGAAAATAGAAAAGAGATTAAAGACTTTTATAAAGACTGCTGGCGGATTGCTAATAACACACACCCAGAGTTAGAAGATTAAAGTATCGTGATGAAGATTAAAATGTATCCCTTAATAGAACGAATAGTTGAAGAAGGTATAGACGCAGGGTACGACAGAGCGCATAAGCACACTGACTGTCCTATTGAAGAAACAATTAAGCAGTGTATTGCGCAGTACATTATACAAGGCTTTGATGAATATTTTGAATTTAATAACGAGGAATTATAATGGATAAGTACCAACAATTTATACACAAAAGCCGATATGCACGGTGGCTGAGCGAAGAAGGTCGAAGAGAAACATGGGAAGAAACAGTTCAGCGATATGTAAACTTCTGGGTTAATCGTAAACAGATAGATAAAAAGACTGCTGAACGCCTTTATGAAGGCATCCATAGTCAGAAGGTTATGCCCTCAATGCGTTGCATGATGACAGCAGGTGAAGCTTTAGATAAAGATAACGTGGCTGGGTTTAACTGTAGTTACCTAGCTATTGATTCTCCAAGAAGCTTTGATGAGTTGATGTATGTTTTAATGTGCGGTACTGGTGTCGGCTTCAGTGTCGAGAGAGCGTTTATTAACAAGCTCCCAGTAGTAGCAGAAACATTCCACACCACAGACACAACCATTGTGGTGGCTGACAGTAAGGTTGGATGGGCTTCAGCGTTCCGTGAGTTGATTGCAATGCTATATGCCGGTAAGGTACCTAAGTGGGACATGAGTAAGGTTCGTCCTGCTGGTGAAAGGCTCAAGACCTTTGGTGGTCGTGCTTCAGGTTCTGCACCCCTAGAAGACTTGTTTCGTTTTTGTGTTGAAGTATTTCAGAAAGCCGGTGGCCGCAAACTAACATCTATCGAATGTCACGATGTTGTATGTAAGATTGCAGACATTGTAGTTGTAGGCGGTGTACGCCGTTCAGCACTCATAAGCCTCTCAAACCTTTCAGATAACCGCATGGCGAAGGCTAAGACGGGTGCATGGTGGGAAGTAGACGGTCATCGTAGACTGGCTAACAACAGCGTAGCATATACAGAGAAGCCAGACTTCGAGGCATTCATCAACGAGATGAAAACTCTATACGAAAGTCGAGCAGGTGAACGAGGATTGTTTAGCCGTGTAGCAGCGCAGAATATTGCAGCCCGTAATGGCCGTAGAGATTCTGAGCAGGACTTTGGTACTAACCCATGCTCTGAAATTATTCTACGCTCCAATCAGTTCTGTAATCTATCTGAGGTTGTTGTGCGTGAAGATGACACAGCGGAAACACTGAAGGAAAAAGTAGAACTGGCGGCCATCATTGGCACCTTACAGGCTACATTGACGGACTTCCGATACTTGCGAAACATCTGGCATAAGAACACAGCAGAAGAAGCACTGCTTGGTTTAAGTATGACAGGCATTATGGATAATAAGTTACTCTCTGGTCAAGGAGACCAAGAAGAACTTGAAAAAACTCTGGAGGGTTTGCGTGACCACGCTATTAAAGTTAATGAGAAGTGGGCTAAGAAACTTGGAATTGAGCAGTCTGCGGCTATTACATGTGTTAAGCCTAGCGGCACTGTTTCTCAACTTGTCGATAGTGCTAGTGGTATCCATCCTCGCTTCTCTAAGCATTACATTCGCCGAGTCCGTAGCGACAAGAAAGACCCGCTTGCAGTCTTTATGGAAGCAGCAGGATTCCCAGTAGAACAAGATGTTATGTCGGACTCTTCAGTGGTCTATAGCTTTCCGGTCAAGGCTCCAGAAACCAGTGTGGTTGTAAAAGAAGTAGGAGCTATGCAGCAGTTAGCACTTTGGAAGGCTTATCAGAATCACTGGTGCGAACATAAGCCAAGTATCACTGTGTACTACACTGATGACGAGTACCTGCAAGTAGCGCAGTGGATATGGGAAAACTTTGACATATGTTCCGGTATTAGTTTGTTGCCAGTTAGCGACCATGTATATCAGCAAGCTCCGTATGAAGACATTAGTGCAGAGAAGTATAACGAGTTATTAGATTCTATGCCTAAAAATGTTAATTGGAATGACTTGATTTACTTTGAGCAAGAAGACAACACCACAGGCTCACAAGAATTAGCGTGTGTCGGTGGAGCTTGTGAGATAGTATAAGGAGATATACATGAAAGCAAAGGAAGCTAACTTAATATCTTTTAAAGTTGTAATAACCGATTCGGGGGCCATCCTAACTGAAATGGGTGGTCTCCCCGAAGATAAGTTACATGAGTTATTTAGCGGTAGAGAGTTATCAGTTGTGCGTACAATCATTAGAGAATCTAAATCTAGGCTTGAACCACTACACAACCATATTGAAAATGAACTAAATATAATCAGCCATACTGTAAGCTAACTCACCACTTTGATTTATCAGCCCAATATGCCGCAGACATTTTGCCCTTGGCAATGTTCTTAGCATGGCGGGCTTTAAAGCTTGCACGTTTCTTCTTCATCTTTTCTGACTCACCGGCTTTGGGCTTACCTGCTGTACTGGCTCCTTGCTCCCCGTATCGGATTGTCTTGATTTTATCCCCTTCTTTTGCCACAACAATATGGCTCTTCTTCGGGTGATTCGGTGTACGCTTTGGTTTATTATAGCCTGATACTCCTGCTCTAGCTAGTCGAGGGTCTTTTTTCTTACTCATTTTCTATAGCTCCTAGTCTTCTTTGCAATCTTTTTGGGTTGAGCACTATGCTGCTTACCTTTCTTAGTGTCGGCTCTTTTCTTTTTGGATGTGGCCGCATACTCTTTTTTAGTTAAAGCCTGCCTAGCTTTCTTAGGCAGATAGCGCTCCCCAGTTGCCTTCTTTCCTTGGGTACTAGGCTTACCTGACTTAGTACCCCACTCTTCTTTAGTCCATTTCTTTAAAGACTTCTGTGATTTTTTAAGTGCCATTACTTATGTACCTTCTGCACGGGAAAGTTAGCTTCCAGACTTGCTCCTTTATGCTTAACAAACTTGCCGGCATGCTTCATTAACTTAAACGTACCGTTCTTTTGTTTCATCCAATGATGTCCTGCTGGTGCTTTTACTTTCATTTGTAACCTCCCCCTTTAGCTTTATATTCCTTCGCAAGCATCTGAGCCTTGCGAGCTGACCATTGACCCGCTTTACCACCTTTAGAGCCTGCTTTTATTTTGTTAAACAGATTCTTTCGCATGGTCGGTTTGGTATAGTTACCTGCCTTATTAACTGTTGATTTCTTTTTAGCTGCCATATTACTTCTCCCTCTGAACGCCTTTAGTCTTCTCTACTGTACGCATAGCGCCCAGTCCTAACATACCCATTAATACAGGCATCATTACACTCATGTCAGCCTGTGGTATTTCTACTCCAAAACCCGATGCAATAGGAGATACTAAATTGTTTATAGCAAAAGAAACTACGCAAACCCATCCAGTAGCAGGTCTCCAACCAGATTGAAACCAGTTGCCTTTAGCTTCTTGTTGGTTTGTTTCTATTTGAGCAAGAGCAATGTCCTGAGCCTGTTTAGTTGCAAGAGTAGATATTTCGTGTGCTAAAAGTGCTTTTTGATCTTTATCTTCAATAAATTTATCTAACAAAGAACTAACAGGGGCTATCAAGCTAGTCAAAACATTCATATTATTATACCAGATTTTTAGTCAAAAGTCAAGCTATTTCTTTGTCTCTGTTTTATTTATTAATTTTTGAACTGTGTCAGATTCGTATATACGTAAACCCAACCAAACAATAGTAAACAAAGAAGCAATAGGAGGCAACCAAGCACCTATAGTTAATATTGCGGTTGATGCGGCAACTACGTCTACTACTTCTTTAGTTTCTTCAATCATTAGTATAGTCCTTTTAATCTATCCACAGAAGAAAACTAAAACCAATACTAAAAAATAAAACAGTAAAGATTAACGCCTTCCATTCTTCCTTGTCTTTATAGTCAAAGTTACTCATTCAAAAATTACCGTTTCTTCTGGGTTTATCCATTTTGTAACGCAGTACGCGGTCACAGGCAGGTATTCATTGAACCTTATTTGCTTTGCTATTAACTCAGAAAAGTAGATGCATCGGTTTAGGTCACGAAAAAAAGCATATTCTTCAGCAGACTCAACATAGCCATTACT